ATGATTTGAGGCCTGCATATGATTTTCAGAGGTGCCTACCCCCCCGTTGATTGGATGCGTTACTGTGCTCATGTGATGCTTCAGTTCTGCCTCCGTCACTTCAATGCCATCCATCCAAATGCGCCCGTCGTACGGCGTCTCGTTTTCAAACTGGATGAGCCACAAGCCTGCGTACGTCCAGCCAGGATAGATGCGCAAGCCCACGGTTAGCATATTGCTAATGCGGTGCAGCAACGTGCGTTGGCTGTTGGGCATGCTGGCGCGCCTGCATTTGTACTCAATCAACGCAAAGCGTTGTTCAGCCCAGTTCATAATCACAAAGTCAATGTCGCTGACGCTGTACTGCCGCTGTGGGCACTCACGACGTATCCACTGGCTAAAGCGCACGTCGCGGATGTAGTGTTGTTCTTCTCTCATTCGTAGGTGATATAAGCTATTTCTTCGTAGTAGTCGCCCCAGGTCCATGAGGCCCAGTCGTGCCAACCTTCTCCTTGGCGCTCTTTCGGTTGTGGCATGGAGTGCATAATGATTGGAGGTTGTTGATGTCGTAAAACTGCCCGCCTTGCGTCACTGGGTGTATGTGGTCCACCACGTTGGCCGCCCATTCGCACTTGACACATAGCGGGTTCTCTCGTAGCCACACACGTCGCAGCTTACGCCATTCAGCACTCCAGTACCTTTCATCTTGCTTTCGGTTAGCAAATGGTTGTGCCAAGGACTTTGTATGTAAAGCCGTCCGCGGTTTCTTCGTTACGTGTGCCATGTCGTTTTAGGTCGTCTCGTATTAGTTGAATGCGCGATGCCTGCATTTTAGACATCTTCACAGTTGCCACCACCGCGTCGCTTTCGTCATTTGTGTATGTGTATTCTCTCAATGATTCGCGCTGGTACTGTGCCAAGTTCTCGGCTATTTCTTTTAATTCTTTTTGCGAGTATGGCTGCAACGTGGCTTTCGTAGTAGTCAATCCACTTTTCGTATTCTTCATGTGTTGGTTGGTATTTCTGCCTGGATAGGCGGTAAATCTTGTCTGTGTGTCCTTGTCCGTATTCTTGGTCTAAACGCTTGCCAAACAACCACTGTTCGCCGCTTCTCGTAATGTTGCACCCATAGCATTGGGGGCGGCACTGGTCACTTCGCCACCTCGTTTTGTAATGCCTTCTGCTAATAAAGTGTCCATTTTGCAGTCGTGTCCAATGGTCTTTTTTGCCGCAGGTGTAACATTCGCCAATCCCGTCTTTATCGCTAAATCGCAAACGCATATACCAGGAAAATGCCATGTCAAGGCGTTTCAGTAGGCCTCGCTTCGTCACTTTGCGTCCCCGTTTTTTCGGTCTTTTTACTGGTTTGCTTCTCGGCTTCGTAGTAGTCCGTTTTGGCATTTGGATATGGTATAAATGTGCGGTCCAGCTTCGTGCGTGGGTCTTTCAATTTACCGTCTTTTTCCAAATCTCGAATTAAACGCCGCACGTCCAGTTGCGTTGTCATGATTTCTTGTTTGACCTGCTGGTGCTTTTGCTCGCGCATCGTGGTGGTGTTTTCGTCCTCGTACTTTCGCAGACAGTCCAGCATTACGTTGGTGGTAAAATTGCCGTATAGCTCAAAACGTCCTTGGCGGATGTATTTAAACGCCGTCAATATTTCCTCCAACTTCATTGTTGGAAACACCTCACAAATGTCGTCCACGGCGTCTTGCAAGTCCGTTTGCGTCTGAAAGGTGCGCGTGGCGTTTACGTGGCGTACCAGGCGCTCCAGCTCGCCCAAAAGCAAAACCTTTGTTTCCTGGCGTTTTAATCGCAGCGCAGTGTGTAGTGTTAGGCCATCTTCAAACGCCTTTGCAGGCGTCATGCCTTCCATAATCTTGCGCGTGTTACTGATTAGCCCACTTAAGCGCTGCGCTTGCGTCAAGAGCTGGCCTGTTTTTGCCTCGCTCTTCTCTAATTGGGAAGAATCCTTTCCAGCCATATTCTATGCTTTGGTTGATAATGTCGATAGCGCGTTGCATGTCTCCACGCGAAAGCGTGGCGAGCTTGTTAGCGCCAAGTTGTTGTGCTCGCTCGGTGTATTGTCCTTTTACGATGTTGCGGCGTTCCTTCTTCCATGTTTCCCATGCTTCCAAAAACTCGTTTTCCTCAAATGGGAGAATCAAACCGCCTTTGTTATTAGATGTATTATGAGTGTTCTTTTCTTTTTTCTTTATATGGCCTCGCCACTGTGGCGACCCAGCCTCGCCATCATGTCTACCCGCGCCCCCACATTTGTCTACCCCGTCTCGCCATGGTGTCGACCTGGCGACCCGACGTCGTGGCGTTTGTTCAATCGTGATGGCACCAAGGTTTTCGAGCTTCGCGAAGGCGCGGGAAATAGTGCGTTCACTAACTCCCAGTTCCTCCGCTGCTTGCTCGTTGGTTTTGTAATAGGCGCTGTCGCCTCGCGTGAAACTGTCAATTTCTGCCCATAGGCAGCGCTCCGCGCATGTTAGCGACAACTCTTCCCAAATGTGTGCTGGTATCCATATGCCTTTAAATTGCCGGTTGCTCATAATCCACAATGTCCAGAATCGCACTCGCTGAAATCTTCAAAAACCAGCTTGTGTTGCAAACGGTGCTTTTTAATTACGTCGTAACTCATGTCTTCGCGCCACGTTCCTTTGTTTGATTGCCGTTCTTGAGATGCAAACCATTCCATTTTGTTTGGGTGCTGGTCAAACATTTGCCGCAATAGCAGTGGATTGCGATGGAAGCACCCAACACAATTATTGCGCTCGGCAAATCGAACGGGCTTGTTTTTCCAAAATTCCACCACGTGGTCGCGGTGTATGTTGTCCTTAATCATTGGGAAAACAGGTTTCTGCCAAGGCGTTTCAGCCCATTTGTTGCGTCCGTTTGAATGTTGGCCAACTACATCTTTAATAACACTTAATCCGTCTGCATTTGTGCGCTCAAGCATTTTATTGGCGCGCCGTTCCTCGCCAGCTCTAAAACCAATTTGCATTTTTATTGGCTCTCCTATTTTGTTTCTCCACCAGCGGTGTATTGGCCTCAATTTCATTTCAACCGTACAATAACGGCTTACCTTGTTTGGCAACCACCCGCCTTTTTTGCGCGTCACCGCATCAAACGTAGGACCTACAACCCAATCAATGCGCTGTCCCAGATATTGTTCCAAGTCAAACATTGTGTGCAGGATAGTGTCGTCTTCGGCCGTTGCGATAAACTCGCGCCCGATTCGGTCGCTAACCATTTGCACGAGCTTGTCGTCTTTGGGTGTGCACGCAGAATCTTCGAGGCATACCAAGGCAAAAACAAGAAAGTCGCTCGGATAATTGGCGGCGATGTAAGCGGAGGACTGGCCACCGCTCACGCTCGTTACCGTCTTCATGCAAACGGGTCTTCGCCTTCAAACAACGCTTCGAGGTTCACGCCTGGGTTGGCCAACAACGGTTCGAGGTTGGGGTCGAGCGGTGAGCTGATGGGAATAACACCGTACTGCGTCTCTAGGCCTTCGCCCGTGCGCGTAATCTTCAGGTCAAAGTTGTTTGGGTGTCCAAAGTCGGAATCGTTTGTGATTGCTGCCAGCGCATCCATGATGCTCTTTTGAGTGATTTCCCATACCTGGACAGTTTCCGCGTCGTAATTCCACACCGCGCACGCCATGAATTTGCGTTGCTTGCTTTCGGCTTGGTAGTTTGCTTGCGGTTTAGAGCCATTATAAGGCCATCTGACGGGCTTTCCGTCCTCTGTCCATTGTTGGTATCCAAGCGTGGGCCGTTCGCTCAAAATACGCACCTTATTTGGCTTGTTTTTGACAGGACGGAAGTAACGGCTTTCGGTGGTTCCTGATTCCAGAAACGCTTCATTAATAAAACTCATGTGTTTGGGTTTAAGGTTTCACTTATAATCATTCGAATGTAGGCGCTCGTGCTTATGCCAAGCTTTAGGACTTTTTCCTGTAATTGGTCGCGCATCTCGTTGTCCAATCGGACTTCCATGCGCACGGGGTATTTCTCCATGTAAATCATACGGGTTTTAATGGTGCGATTGCTTCGTATTTCAAGCCTTCCAACCTGTCTTGGTTGTCGTGCCATGCTTTCAAGTTTCTAAACCACCAGCGGCACACTCCTTCTTTGCCTTCTTGCTTGTGGTCTTGGTACAGTGTGTAGCCTGTTTCTCGCATGCGCTCCACCTTGTACTGGCATCCCCAGTCGGGTGTTAATGGTCGGAACGTCTCAAACTGCGCGCCCGAAATCCACCCAGGTTGTGGTGTCAAGTGGTCGTCATACATTGTGGCTGGTGTTGCGTTGAACGTCAACCGTAAAAGCGGCCCATAGCGCGTCAAAACGTTCTTTATAGTCGTCAACTACGGCGGCGGTGGTCGTCTTGGCGTTGTGTGCCATGAACTCGTTAAAGTCCTTGGCGGGTTGGTCGGGATATACCGTCCGAGCAATTTTGTTTGGTTGTAACATGGTGTTTGGTTTGATAACACCACAATCTTACGGCGTTATTCCGTACGGACGCCGTAACGACGCCGTAAAGTTTTTAACATAGCTACGTGAAAAAGGCCCAGCACGTTTGCCAGGCCTTGAACCAAACATGAAATAATATCACCTAAACCTTGCTCTAGGTTTGCTCTCTAAAGGATGCGAGCAGCGGCAAGATACTAATAAAGCACAACACTACCGCTTGCCAGCTCATTCCATTTTGTACAATGTCGTAGCACGCGGTGGATGCAATTAAACCGCCAACGGTGCGCTTGGCTGACCACCTGCGCAAGTCGCCTTTGGTTTTGAATGCCTCGGTGACGTCAAAGCGTTCGAGGAACTTGAGGAATTCAGTTGTAGGTAAAGATGACATTGCTTGGCTTTTCCCAATCGGTGTCACAATGCACAAAACCGTCATTACCAATTCCGATGCGGTCAAAGCCCGCTTCAAGTAATGCCGTCACGATAATAAAGCGGTCGCGCGACCCGCGGCATGCAATGTCAGCGGCGCAGCCTTTCATGTGGCTGCTGTTTTGCGTTCCGCCCACCTCGAAGTTGTGCGCTTCGGTGCGGTACCCACTTGTAATGACAAATGGAATGCCAGCTCGTGACCGCGCATCGTCTAACATTTCCAAAAACTCTTCGTCCATGTAGTTGCCACTGCCTGGCTCGTCGGGCGAATCAAATTCGGAGTAGTTAAACCACTTCATTCTTTGCGCTTGCTGCGCGCCGTCAAAGCGCGTTCAATGTTAAACCACACCAGCGTTACACCTGCGACCACGGCGAGGCCGTCGCTTACCAGGTTTACGGCTACGCTGCCCACATACGTCACGTTCAAGGCATTAAGAATATGGCATTTAATGTCAGACATCTTCGAGGTCGTTAGGAAACCAACCGTTGGCGTTCATGTATTCTTCATTGCGCACGGTTGAGGTGGAAGGAATAATGGCGCCAAATGGGAAGGCGCTGGCGTGCAGCACGTAGCTGTGCAACTGCATGCGTTCCGTTTCGGGAACTTCGGGAAACAACGTCACCAGCTTTTCCAACGTCGCTTGTGGGTGTACTGGAATGACGTGTTCAGTGTCGATTTGTAGCGCCACCTGCACGCCGTCGGGATGTTCGACAACGCCAAACACGTTGCATTGCGCGTAGTCAGGCGACTGCAAACGTTCGGGCAAAGTAACGTTGAACAGCTCACGGCTGATGCGCTGGGCGCGCTCTTTGGCGCTAATCCATGGCAAGGCTTGTATGAGAATCCAGCCGGTCATTAGTAAATGCTGTAATAGTCGTTAATGTTGGATTCAATGCCTGTTCGGTTGCTGGATTCGTCAGAGTCGTAAAATATTACTTCCTGCATTTTTCCGTTGAAGTTGTACAACCCGTCACCTCTTGCGCCAATAGTTGTTGTAGGCGAATTATTGCGACTACCTACAACGTCGGTTTCCTGTGTTCCGTCAATAAACATTTGACCCGTCGCGTTGTCGGCTAAGTAAGAAACTAAGGTTTGGTCTGTTGACGTAAAGGTGCCATCGCCTACTTGTGACACTGCCGTGCCACCAACTACTAAACGCGAGCCTATCTTATTATTTGACCCAAGGCCACCAAGACCAAGCGAGACGAGGTTACCAGCTGCATAAGTGTTTTGAATAAACACACTGTCTTGCGTGTTGGAATCGGATTTAATGACGGAAAAAATAGCCGTGTCGTCGATTGTGGTTTTGGCCGCGCCCAAAAAGTAGTCGTCGCTTCCATCAAAATCCACCGCAGGCTTCCCGTTCTCTGTGAGCACCGACCCGCTCGACACAATTTGCGGCTGGGCGGCGTTTGTGCTCTGCACCGCGTTGTTGCCATTGCCTGACTGGTCGTACCAGGTATGCACGTACCCGCTGGCCACGCCCGTGTGATTCAATAGCGCCGTGGTGTCAAGGTCGCCGTTAGAGTCAAAACCGATGTCGGCAAGCGTGTTGCCTGCGCTCTCGCGAACACGGATGGCATAACCAGTGTAATCCTTGTCGAGCTTGCGCAGAGAATACGCCGCGGCTGCGCCATCGTAGATGTCCAGCAACAGGTTTTGCGTTTCCTTGTATGTAATCAGAAACGTGTAGCTGCTGTCTGTCCCAACGCGGTTCATGTATTCTTGAATGAGCGCCAACGTAGTGTTGAGCGAATCGCCAACAATGGGTTGCACCGCTGCAGGCTGTGTGTAAGTGTCGCTGTTGCTACCTTGGCCTTTGCTCAAAACATACACGGCGCGTTGCAAAACATAGCCCGCTGTTGGTATCTCGCCTTGGTGGTCAAAGTATTTGCCAACGCCGTCGTTCGTTATTGTCCAATAACCTTCAAGCGTTTCCGTGCCAATTACTGACGTCCACGTGGTGGCAAAGCGCGACCGTGCCAACGGGTTATAACTGACGTAGGACGTGTTTACAATGTTGTTGGCGGTGCCGCCCAAAAGCGCAGGCTTTGGCACGTTGCCAGCGTCGGGTGGTGTTACGTCCTTGCTGGGGCGCGCGTTGTCCTGCACGGCGGTAATGCCTGTGGTGTCGCGTCCCGCGTTTATTAGCGTCACGTCGTATTCGTCGTCGCTGGCGACATAGCGCAAAGCGGTGAGGTAATACACCAACGAGTCTTCGGCGTTGGTTAGTATGGTGTACGGCGCAAGGTAACCGTTACCCGTGCCTAACAATTGCCCGCGTTCCATGCGCTTGCCTGTGCGGTGAAACGCCATGCGCTCACGTGTGGCCAGCTTGTTGATGCCAAGGCTTGCTGTTGTGCTGTTGAGGCTGCGCCAGTCGGTGGCGTCTACGTACGTGCTGCCGTCAAACACTTTGATAACGCCGTGGTCCATAGAAGTAATGCGGTCGCCCACCAGCGTCTCGCCCAAATCTTGTTCAAAGCGTCCTTGGTCGCCCGTGCTGGTAATGTCTACCGTCCCGAACTCTTGTTCCTGCGCTTCATCAAATACCGAGCACTTGAAATTGCGCACGCTGTAATCGGCGTAGGTCGTGTCGGTGAAGTCGGTGGTGGTGGTGCCGTCCGCCTGGATGCTTGCAATGTTCAGGAACATCTGCAGGCCGTCGCGCTCGGCAGTAAGTGGTGGCGTCACCAGGTCAAAACGGTAATTAATATAATTGCCGTCGGTTAGGTTAGGTCCAACGCCTTGCTCGCGGTCAATGATAAACGGGCATACAATTTGGAAGCGGTCCGTGTCGGTGTTGGTCCAAGTAATGTCATCGTACGCGTCGGCGCCCAACTCCAAGTTGGTTGGGAAGTCGTTGTCGTATCCATTTAGCGAGGCGTGAATGAAACTCGTGGTACCAATGCTGTAGTTACGCTTCAAGTAGTAGTCCGTGCTGCCGTCACCGTCACCCAGGCGCAAGCTAATTTTTAGCACAATGCGCCCGTAGCGGTTCGTGTCCGTCGTGCCCGTAGGTATTCCCGTGTGGCGATACATAAGGTTACCGCCAATCTTAAACCGCACGTCCTGCGCGTACGTGGCGTCTTCGTCGTCGAGCACCAGGCTGGCAACCATGTTGGCCACAGTGTAGTTGCTCTTTATTACTACGGGCTTGTCGCCTTGATAATTGCGCGTCAACTTTACCTCCTTGTATGGTGGCGCTGCCGTGCGCAGCCATCCGCGGCGCTTGTAAAAGTTGCCCGTATTGCCGCCAAAGGTTTTGCCAAACGTGGTGCTAACGTATCCTAAGAATGCGCCTGAATATCGCATGGCATACACGTTAACGCTTGACGCCGCTTGCTTGATGCCCAAAGGAAAAAACCAGTATTTGCCTTCGTGCATGAACACCGAGCTGTTAAACGTCTTGCACAGGCTTTCAATCACCTCTTTGGCGCTGAAGTATTGCAGCTCCCCGTCATTGTCTACGTTGTGCCACGTTTGGTGCGAGATGCGCGCCAGCGTCAACTGCAAGTGCGGCGAAGTGACGGGCGGGGAATAGCCCGCGTAATTGCTCGCAATAAAGTCGTCGACGACATATAAGAAAGCGTCAGTGCCTGACCAATAATCAGTGTGCGGTACCTTCTTGAGCGCAGTGTGCAGAATATCCGTGATGACCGCTTCGCCTTCGTATGGCGTGCCGTTGTTGTTAAAGTCGATTCCGTCCAGTTGCGCGAGGCCGTCAACGGCGGTAATGCTCACTTGCTCGTGTGGCGACATATCTTCAACGGCGATACCTTCTGGCAAAATTGTGCCAACCCAAAACAAAGTGTTGGCCCCGTCGGGGTCTTTGTATATGGCCACGCCCCATTCGCCTTCGGGGTCGGCGTTGAAGTCGTCAAACAACCCCGTAAAATGCGAGCGGTCATCGGGGTCGTACATCATAGTAAACGACACGCTGCTGCCCATGATTGTGGGGCATTCGTCAAACTCGCTGGCGTTGTCGTAGTTCAGCACAAAGCCGTCACCACCCACAAAAAATTCAACGGCGTTTGTAGAAGCGCCTGCCATGTGGATAATGTCAATGCGCCAGTCCTCGCCATTTAGGCCTGTGAATTCTGCGCGTCCTTGTACGTGTACAGCCATTAGATAACTCGGTTTCGATTACGTGTGCCACGGTCGTTGGCCAATACAATGTCGCTGCCGCTAATGCGGCCAAACACCTCCACGCGGCTGGCGCCCATGATGTCCTGCAACTTGGACAACGGTGCGATAACCTCGGGGTCTACGCGGGCGTTGGGGTTGTCACCCACAATAGCCGTGGTAGCGCCGTATGCCAAGCCGCCTTCGGCAAGTGCGGGAATTTGTACGCTGTTGATTAACGCTATACCCGCAGTAAGCAAACCAGCCATAACGAACGGATATGCTGGCCCAGTACCTGCCGAGCCTTCAGCAGCTCGTGCAATAACCTGCGCTTTGGCTTGGGCCAATGCCGCAATAATAACGGCCTTGGCTGCCTCAACTAATGCCTGGCGCATGTTTTCTGCATGGCCAACTGCATTACCAATTGAAGTGGCCAATGCATCGCCCATGCCTTCAAATACATTGCTAACCTTTTTAGCTTCTGAACTCATGCGTTCCAAACCAAGCAACAACTTACTGGTAAACGACGTTGACGTTACTTCAATAGCTTCAAGTGCTGACAGCAAACCAAACACCTCCGTTTTGGTATTCTCCAAGCGCAGCAACAACCAGCTTACTTCGCTTTTAAAAATCTTAAATTGTTCACTGCTTTTCTCGGCGGCATTGCCCAGCGCTGCAACCTGTGGTTCCGCTGCATCACTTTCGGTTGACAGGTTGCGCACCGTTGCGGCAAGGTCTGCAATACGTTCGTCCAAAAACTCGATTTGGCCAGCATACTTCTGCGCGCTACCGCGTGCCACCTGCTTGTCCAACCTGTCACCCAAAGCGCCAGCGGCTTGGGCCTGCATCTCGGCGCGTTGCGCTGCGGCAAGTGCGGCCTTTTCGCGTTGCAGCTCCCGCATTTGGTCTTTAATGTGGTTAATCTGCGCCTGCTTATCAAGGCCTACAAGCGTTTCGATAAATTCTTCATTTGCTTTGCTTGCGTCTTGCGTGCGCTGACGGAACAAAACAACAGCCGTTGTGAGCGCGGCAATGGCAGCAACAACAGCAAGCGCGGGGTTGGCCAGCATCGTAGTATTTAACAACGTGAATGCTGCACGTAGCCCCGTGATACCCGCAATAATCTTGGCACAATGACAATCATTGGGACCAATGGCGCCAACCAACAAACCAACTTCAAGCATAAGCGCTTTAGTGCTTTGACTTGTGGCAGCAAACTTTTGTGCCATTTCCACAATAAGGTCGAGCAGCTTGGTAACAGCAGGCAACACAAGGTTACCAATTTCTGCGCCTGCAATCTTGAGGTTGTCCAGCGCGGTGCTAAACTTACCCGCTGCCGTTTGGCTCAAGCGCTCCATTGCTCCAGCGGCAAAGCCGCCTTCAGTGGCAAATGATTTTAGTACCTCGTTGAACTGGTCAACGCTTACCGCACCCGCGCCCAGTTTGTCGGCAGGCAAACCTGTGGCGTCTGCAAGTGCTTTAAAAATTGGAATGCCGCGTTCTGCAAGCTGGTTCAGGTTTTCAAGTTCAACCTTTCCTTTGGCATTGACCTTGGCAAAGATGGCTGCAATTTCCTCAATGGTTACACCGCTTGTTGCGGCAATGTCCCCAAGGAATTGCAGTTGGTCGTTAACGTCGCCAATCTGCGTGCCTGATGCAATCAACTGCCGCGCGGCGTTGGCCACGTTCTCAATTTGAAACGGCGTTTTTGCGGTAAACTCGTTAAGCTGCTGCATCATATCCGCCGCTTCCTCAACGCCTCCCGTCAAACTGACAAACGATGTTTCGAGCTGCTCCAAGTCCGCCGCGCTTTTAACGGCCATTGCGCCCAAGCCAGCAAGCGGCAAGGTAATTGCCTTGGTCATGCTCTGACCCAAGCTGGTTAGATTGCTGGTCATGCTACGCATGTTGCGCTGCACGCGGCCCAACTGCTTGTTTAGGTCGCGCGTATCTGCGCCAATGCGTACTACGAGGTCACCGAGTTTTGCCATTTGCCAATGCTCTTAAGATAGCCAATCCGTTGCCTTTCGGCTTTTGTGTTTGTGTGTTTTCTTCCCAAGGAAAAACGGCGAGGTCGTGGGTCGTTAGCTTGCTGCCTTTCTTGGTATGTACATTCAACAACAACGCCGTTTGCCATCGCACTCGCTCCCAGGCACCGCGTTCGCAGTGTTCTTGAAACTCGTAACGACCGCGTACGGCGTTGCCAAATTCTCGGAATGTGAAGTCGTAGAGTCGCTCGGGGTCAAGGCCCAATAAGCCCAGCCCCAAGCGCTCTATTTCGTCCCATTCAAGTGCGCGTTGCTGTCCTCCGTCGCTTCCGTTTTTTTTTGCTCACTGCCGCCCATAGCCTCTTGGACTACAAGCATAAGTGACGGAAGGTCCTGAACATCAATCATGCCCAAGAAGTCGTCAACGTCCATCTTAAACTGCATGCCTTGCTTAAGGCAACCTTCCTGCACAAAGTAGTACAAGAGTTCGGGCATCTTGGTAACGTCTTCGGCATCAATGCCAGTTACCTTGCACCCCGTTGCCTTTTCAAAGTTTTTCCAGGCGCGCATGCTTGCACGCACGGGAAACGTTTTGCCTTCAAGCGTAATAGTCATGCAGTAAAATTAGGTTACGCAATCACTTCACGCACAATCGTGTCGTGAACTTCAATGGTGCAGGTGTAGGTACCGTTGTCTTCCGTACCGCCTGACAGCTCCAAGCTCGTGATGTAGCCAGCCACGTCAAAGCGCTCGTCGCCTGTATTCTCCGTGCCGCTGGGTGCGTGCGTGAAAAGCAGGTACACTTTGCTGTCGGCAAGTTGGTGGCCAATCAGTTCGTTGTATCCGTTGGTAGCATCTGAAGCGTACAACGCCGTAAAGTTCACCGTGGCGCTCTTAAGGCCAGGCAACATAGCACGGTATCCGTTGTTGCTTTTGGTCGTCGTGTCGCGCAGGTCGGACGTAACGCTAATGCTACAGTCGGTAAGGTTGTCAATCAGAACTTCGCTGTCGTCGGTGGTTGACAGGAAAATGCGGAGGTCGGAGCCATTAATGATTCCTGTTGTCTCTGCCATGGTTAATCTTTTTTAGTTGGTTTGATGCGGTCTGCAATGATGAGGTTAATTAAGGTGTCGATGTATCCAAACACCTTGTTGTCGTTAGTCGTCGGCGTCAAGTTGACAATGACTTTCACGAGGCCGAGAATGGCCAACGTAAGTTCAGCCCAGTTCTCAAGAATAAAATTTGACATGCTCATGAACGTTTAATGCGAATGGTGTAGTCCTGGACTGCCGCGTAGTATTGGCGGTCCTCGCTCACCTGTGTAATCTCGTTGGTGTATTGGATGCTTTGCACCACCACCGTGCCTTCGCCAACTGCGACGCTGACGTTAGCGCGGTCCAGTGCTGCGCGCACCTTGTCGGCAAGGTCGTTGGCGTCGCCGTATGACCGAGCCACGCTAATGATTTCCACGTTGGCTTCGTCAATGGGCGTGCCGTTCTTGGTGTCTTGCGGCGCGTTGCTCATGACTGAATATACAACGTAAGGCGCTTGCGCACCTTCCGCTGCCAATTCAGGATAGATGCGACCTGACACCAGCGCCTGCACGGGCGTGTCGTCAACTAACAATTGGCGTATGGCAAGACCTACCTTCATGACATGTAACGTTCAAAGCGGTTGCGCAAAAGACGTACGTGCAGCTTTTCCATGCGGCCTTGCGTGGCCATCTTGCTACGCTTGTGCACGCCTGTATTCTTGGTGTTGCTCTTGCGGCCAAAAAACATGCCGTCTTCAACAATGTTGGCAAACCACCCGTCCGCGTTCTTGCGCGTCTTGCGGCGTCCCATCGTGTTGGTTTTCGGACCTGCCAATACCCGCGTTTCATTGCGGTTGGGCAACCACGTGTCGACGCTGCGGCGCAGTTGTCCGCTCTTAACAGTCATGCGCACCTTGCCTGGTGCGTTGCCTGGGTTGCGGCCTGGGCCTTGGTTCTTTTCGTACACCTTGATGTCCTTACCAAAGTCCTTAATGTTGGCGCGCAACGAACCTGCGTAGACGTCACCTACGCGCGTGTTAATGTCCACCAGCGCATTGTGGTCTTTCTCGCTCCACTTGGCGAGCTTCTCCAGCTTGGCCATAACTTTTGACAGGCCTTGTACCTCAACGCGCGTCATTCGCTTACAACCTTTTGGGTGTGGAAATGCAGCTCGGCGTTGCGGCCTACTTCTTCAATTGCCAGGATTTCGTATGTGTCGCCGCTGTATCGAATGGTGTACTTGGGCGTAATGGCGCGCGTCGTAGATGAACTGCGCACCCGCCATACCACGCGGTTAATGCTGGTTTCTTGTTCCATCATAACGGAACCTGACGCGCTCTTGTTGTCAAGCGCTGCCCACACAGTAGTGTACAGCGTCGCGCTCCCGCTCTCGGCGCCGTAGTTGTCGCGCGTCGTGCTGGGTGCGTAGAAGCTAATGCGCCTGTCGAGAAACCCAATGTTCATTGCCGCTGGTCAATAATGCGTTCAGTGTTCAGCAATGACTCCACCGCCATGGGGATGGTGGCAGTGATGGTGCCCGTCACGACGGCGCGGCGGTTTTCGTACCAGTGCGCCACCAGCATGCGGATGGCGTGTTTGACGTTGGCGCTGGCGGCCTGGCCCACGGTGGCGCTAATGCGCACGGGCTGGGCGTTGTAATCTTCCAGGTCGGGCACGTCATGAAAGTAAATCATGAAATCGCCAACGCGGCCTGGGTCGTAGTAGTATTTGCCCGTGTCAAGCGTCTGTTGTGTGCCCGTCGTGTCGTCATAATACACCGCATCGATGCTACGCACAGGACCAAAAGCCAAAGCGGCGGGGCGCCAACGGGAGAGGTAAAACGTTGCGCTGCCGTCAACGGCAAAATGCTTGTTGGTGTAATCGCTCACGTGCGCCACCGCCGTGTCCAACAACGCGGCAATGGTCGTGTCCTCGTCGCTGTAATCAACGCGAAGAAACTCCTTCATATCTGCAAGTGACACCACGTCGGTGCCAGTAACGTATGCGGGGCGTGCAACTTTCATGAGCGAGAGAAAAAAAGGAAGCCCAGCCCAATTGCCAGGCTTCCAAGTTTAGTCAATTATTACGTGAAGTCAGAGGTGTAAGCCAATGCACCAGCTTGGCGCACGTCCACGTCATAGAACTTATTCACGTGCAAAGCAATTTGGGCGGTGCCTGCGTTGCTGTATGGGTCAACCAGGAGGTCGATACCACCAAAGAACGCCATGACCATTCCCAAACCAAAGTCACCAAACAACAAGGCGCCTTCGCTGGCGTCGTCGTCGGCCAAGTTTGGCGTGAAGTACGTGGTGTAACCGTCAATGTTGTTGCCTTCAACCAAAGCAGAAACGGAAGCCACGGCGGCTTCGCCTTTTACAATGGTCATAGCGGTTGGGCTGCCAACAAATGCACAGCGGGCCAAATCGCCACCAGCAGCCAACACGGCTTTTTGCATTGCAAATACATCTGAAGATGCAAGCGCAGCAGAGGCCTTGTCGACAATCGTACCAGCAGAAGCAGCAGCTTTTGCAAACACAGCTTTGTCAATGGTCTCGTTGATACCTGCTGCCAACTCGCGGGCAATCATAGCGTCCACCTGCGCACCGCCTTGCAAAATCAATTGCTTGCTGTACTTGGTGTTCGCCGCCACACGGATTGGTGAGAGCGTCAATTCGTCCAGTTCCAAGCCTGAAGCGTTGTCGGCTGAAACTTCCGTTTCCTCTGCGCCCGTAGCTTTCACAGAAACGCGTGGGAACTTAAGGTTTCCAGTTGCGTTGTTAATGGTGGTCACACCCACGCGTTCGGCCATAGTTGGCGTGCGCAAGGCGTCGATGACACCAGGAACAGACGTAGCAACAAAACCTGAACCGTCGCCAGAACCTGCTTGGAAGTCGTCAGCAGCACCAGCGCGGAACAGCGCGTTTGCAGGAATGCCGATTTGGCCTGACATCTGCAAGCCGCGCATTTGGTATTCCTTAGCAGCTTCTTGTGCCCATTCAGCTTCTGCGCCTTCCAGCGACTTGCCAAAGGACGCAGCTTGCACAGCACGGCTCAAGCTGAAAGAACGGTTAATTTTGTTAATTTCCTTGGCTTCAGAAACTGACGCGCCGCCCATTTGTGCTTGGCGTGCAATCATGTCTTCGTGAGCCTGACGACGTGCAATCTTACCGTCGAGGCGTTCCACCTCGCGCTTGCACAAGTCGGCTTCTTCTTGTTCGTTATTGGTCCAGTCGCGGTTTTCAGTTTCAGCGACGTTTACCAATTCTTCGAAGCGGTCAGCGTGCTTGGCACGAACCGCCTTCATCTCGTTGAGATTCATTGTGGTTGGTTGTAAATTTTGGATTTCTGTATCTTGTTCAGGTGCAGAAACTTCTGCGACCTGTTCGGGTTCAGGCGGTAAGTCACGGGCCTGCACCGTGGCGGCGCTATATGCTGGATAAGTCACGGGGGACACGTCCAACAACTGCCGCACCTTGTCAACGCTACGCACCGTGCGCTCCTCATTCCATGACTGCTTGTCAATGGTAAAGGCAAACGAGGACTGGGAAATGTCGCCACGCTTTACGCTTTCGTAAAAATCCTTGGCGTACTGTTGCTTGCCAAGTTCCACGCGGTATTTCAACCCGCGCTCGTCTTGTTCAAGCTTCAGCGTGCCGTTAGTAGTCCGACCCAACACCAGGTTGGGGTCGTGGTTGATAAGCGCGCGCACGTCATTGCTCATAACGTCGTCAAACGCGCCAGGCTTAATGACCTCACGAAAGGCGCCCAGGTCCGTCTCGCTGTTAAATACAGCGGCGTAACCTTCCAACACCATTTCGTCGCCTTCGGCCTCGCGCACCTCAATGGTGCCCATTGTCCGCTTTTCAGCGTTTTTATACTGTTCCTTGGTTTCCATCTGTCGATACTTTGTCGCTATAGTCGCCGAGGCGGTCCAATGCGATTTGGTTTATTTGGACGGTGTGTGTGTCGCCGCCTTCAACTGGGTTCATTTGCTCCTTGGCGCGCACCTCGTTAATGCTCATTACGCCGCTTTGCAACATCTGCGTGTAGAAGTTAGTGCGCGCTGCAAGGTCGCCGCGGTACAGGTCGTTCATGTTAAACTTGCTGTAGATGTCGGGGCGCTCGAATGATTGAATCAACTTACGGTCAATCTCTTGTTCGATACGCTTGGCCCACGGCGCAATGGTGTGGCGGGCAAACTGCAAGTTTTGTTGCTCCACGTTATTGTACGTGGTTTGGCTTGGAAGCTGCACCAGCGATGGCGGCACCGAGTAGATGCGGCAAATTTCTTCCGCCTGGAACTTGCGCGTTTCAATGAACTGCGCTTCGTCGGGCGTAATGGTAATGCGCTGGTATTTAAAGCCAAATGGCAACAGCTTGGTGCCCGCGTTCATGGACGAACTGTTCCAAGAATTTTGGATAACGTCCATCTGTTCTTTGCGCAACGGCTGGTCGCTAGCAAGTACGCCAGTCATCTGTCCTTTTTGCCCGAAGTATTCTGACCCAAAGTCCTGCGCCGCTTTGGCCAGGCCAATGTTTTCTCGGTGCAAACGAATGGGTGACATGCGGTGCATGTTGCAAATCTCCAACATGTTGTCGGGCATAACCACGCCGTAGTCGCGCACGCTGTAGATGCGCTCCCCGTTGACCTCTTTAATGTCCACGTCGTAATAGTGGACTGGAATAAGGCGTTCGGCATAGCCGCGGTTATTGCGCTCAATAATGGCAAAACCACAGCCGTAAACCAGCGCGGATGCCACCAGCGTTTCCCAAAACTCGTAAGGTGTGTTTTCGTCGTTGGGAATGTCCAGCACCTGGTACGCTGGGTGCATGTTGGCCACGTTGACGTCGCGTCCGTCTCTAACGTAGATTTCCAACCCCAGCGAAGCAATGGCACTTGCGATGCGGTAAACGCATGCGTACACCGTGCTAATACCCAGCGCGCCTTGTTCCGTGACATTTACGCCCGAGCTGACAAAGCCCGTAATGCCCAGGTCTTGTTTTAATGTCTGCGAGTCGTACTTCCCGACGCGATAACGGAAGACGGAACGCAAGCGGTCTGCAAGTGTAGCCATTCAAACTTTGTATCCCGATAAGATACGAAAGAATGATTACAAATCCAAGATTTCCAACATAATGTCGTCGGCGCTCAAGGTGTGGCAATATTCGTTCATGGCAATAATGCTTGCGATGATTCCGTCCACTTTCTTGTTTTCCTGGCGCTCCTTGACAACGCGTTTGTTTTCGTTGTTGTCGGTGTAGATAACAGCGCATCCAATTTGCCACCGCAGGCAACGGTTGCCGCCGTGGATTATCTGACCTTTCATAACAGCCATTTCAAATTCCTTGGTTGGCCCGTTCATCGTGGTAATGTTCTGCGCCATGGGTTGCATTGTGATATTATCCGCCTCAAGCTCACTAACAATGTAAGTGCTGAATCGCGGGTCGTAGCCAATGCTTCGGACGTCGTACTTAGCGCATTGCTCGACAATGTATTCCTTGACTATTCGGTAGTCCGTCACGTTGCCAGGCGTTATCGTAATATCGCCTTCGCGCTGGAATGCCAGGTAATCAATGCCCGCGCTCAACTTCTTTGTGTGCGCCTTTTCCGAATTCACAAACTGATGAACCAACAAGTAAAAACAATCGCGGTCGTCGTCTCTGAAAAGCAAGGCAAAGGCGGTGAGGTCTTGCGTGCTGGCCAGGTCAAGGCCGCCATAGCATGGTAGGTTTTGTAGTTTGTGGTATGGTATTTCGGCGCTGCCTTTCATCCAAATGTCGTCAGGTATCCACGCCGTTTCCGCTGACGTCCAAATGTTGAGGTGTAGACGCAGAAACGAATTGACCATGGACGGGTTGGCCTTGGCGTTTTGTACCGCCTGCTCAAAATATCCTTTGTGACAAATGGTGCCGTATCCTGGATTTGCTTTCTTCCATGTTTCTTCAACCGTCCAGTCGTCGTCAGCGTCCGCGCAATACAGCACAGGCAAAAACGTGGGGTCGTCAATGCGGCCTTGTTGTACCGCATCCGCGTATTCGTGTACCTCGTAACAAATTGAACTTCGGTCGTGGCCCGCTGTAGTTAGCGCCATAATCAACGGCTGACGCCGTGCGCCTGTCGAGGTCGTCAGCACGTCCCACAAATCGCGATTGGGCTGTGTGTGCAGCTCGTCAAAAATGACGGCATGGCAGTTAAGCCCGTGCTTGGTGTAGGCCTCGGCGCTAATGCTCTTGTACCAGCTACTGCGATAATGAACAACGTTGCGCAACACCTTGGCCCGTGAGCGCAGGTGTTCGTTGTTGCTTATCATTTCCTGGGCGATGTTAAACACGATGTTGGCCTGGCCACGGTCGCCCGCAGCGCTGATAACTTCCGCGCCTGGCTCGCCATCGGCAAACAACATGTAAAGCGCAATGGCAGCAGACAAATTCGACTTCCCGTTTTTGCGTGGTATCTCAACGTAACAGGTGCGGTACTTGCGCGTGCCGTCCTGGCGCTTCCAACCAAACAACGGTTTTATTATGTCGTCCTTTTGCCAGTCCTCCAACAAGAACGCTTTGCCGCCCAACTCGCCTTTGACGTGGGTACAAAACTTCTCGATAAAATCCACGGCGCGCTGTGCCGCCGCTTCGTCAAACCAGTAATCAGTTGAAGAACTCGGCATTGTCGTCTACCGCTGGGCGTCCTTCCCCAATCCAGTTTTCAAGGCGCGTAATAATAATCTGCTTGCGGTGGCGCGCCTCCTTGAGCTGCTGCCATTCGGGACGCATGCGCGAATAAGTGTCGCCGCTCTTTCCAATCACCTGGTAACACGTGCCGTGCTCGTCGCAGTAGCGCTGCAAGGTGTCTTCTTCCAAGATGACGCAAGCCAAGGTATATAGCAGTTGCAATTGTCCTGGGCTTAAGTCAGCGCGCTGCTCGTATAGGTTCAACAGCTCGTTGTACTTCTTTGTTTGTTGTACAGTCATTTCCCAATTGGTTTTTTTAGCCCGCAGTGTGCGTGTGTC